CGACTGAGAGTTTAGCGAGCAGGGTCCGCCCTGCTCAGTACACTTTCAACCAAGGAGGCATCACCATGATTAAATTTAGGACCGGCCGCACGTACGATGCGGAGCAGGTGCTCGAGATCACCATCGAGCAGGACAAGGAGGACGAGTTCGGCATTCGCGAGATCACCGCCAAGTTCGTCGACGCATCACGCAACATTGAGGGCCGCGTAAACTTCGTCGCGTCCGCATTCACGGACATTGGGAAAGCCGTTCTCGAGGAATACGACGCAGGCCAATACACATCAATTTAACCAAAGGAGCATAACCATGAGCACACTACGCGTAACCGTCGTATTTGAATTCCACGACGTCGAGCCCGGCACCGAGCGCGACGAGAGCATCGTGATGTCGATCACAGAGGCCTGCGAGACAATGCAGACCGGGTTCGACGCCAACGCGTGCTGGGTAGACGACGCCGAATTCATCACAGAAGAGCGATTACTGGATAGATTTTTCCCAAGCCTGAAAGATTTTCCAACCATCAGAGGAGAATAAGCATGAACCACGAAACAATACAAAAAACAGGCGTGCAACTCGCAAGAGACGCCCGCTGGGAGTTAGAGCCAATCGCCGGGGTTATAGAGGCCGCGCTGACCGAGGCCAATTTTCACACGCTCGCACAGAAAATTTCAGAGTTAATAGAAATTGAAAAAGGGAGGCCACTATGAACAACGTAGAACGGTTCCAGTACGTTAACTGGGCACTAGACAACTTCCCCGAGTTTGTGACAAGCCCGGACCAGTACCGGGCCTCGCAGGTGGCGTGGGAGGAGCGCAAGAAGGCGCGCGTGTTCGACGCCGAGTACCTGATGTCGCGCATGAGATCCGAGGACCTCGTGTTCCCGGCAGAGTGAGAGTCTAGCGAGCAGGGTCCGCCCTGCTCAGTACACTTTCAAAACCATAGGAGCAAGAACATGATATACGCACTAAAAAACATCGCACAGCACGCCGACGGCCGGGGTGTGGTGCGGTTCACCAAGGTCTACGCGGTGGACGAAGAGATGGCGCGCGCGGTTAGTCGCGCCATGTGTAGCGCAGACGGCCTGCGCGTGCTGGAGCAGTTGGTGGTAAGCGTGCGGTCTTCGATACTGGACCGGCCGCACTGAGAGTCTAGCGAGCAGGGTCCGCCCTGCTCAGTACACTTTCAAAACCAAAGGAGAACACTATGAATTTATATCAACGACTGATCGCCAAGGCTACCGGCATTGACGACGTGAACAAGGTCGACATGATCGAGCAGTACATGCGGCACGTTTACTTTCACTCCACGCTGTCGTGGCAGACCCAAGATCAACTCAACAAGGCCGCGCGCGAGTCCGCCGCGGAGTTGGAGTCTATCAAATGGCAATTCTAAAAACCAAGGAGAACACTATGATACAAAAAGTCAAACCGATCAGCATATCGGTACGTGCCGAGATCAACCTTACCGCCGACGACTGGTCGCTGTACAACGAGCCCGGTCGCGAGGAGGCCGCGGCCAAGATGAACCGCGAGATTGAGAGGCTCCTGCTCGAGGGCAGAATCGGCGGCCTCTACAAGGCCCTGAGCATCGGGCAGAAGTGGGGAGCCACGGACAGCGAGGGATACCACGCCCTGGCCTACGTCATTGAGTCGCTGGGTTTCGACTACGACAAGGTGATCTGACATGGGCGAGATCATTTTACTGGCCGGCCTCGCGGCTGTCGTTTTCGTAATGCGCCCGTGGGACTTGCCATAAAAGTACCCACGAAAAACCAAACAGATACCAACCAATTAAAGGAGCAACAACATGATAACGAAAGAAAAGATGCGCGTGTTCGACCACGCGGGCAAGGCGGTCACAATCGACGTCACTATAATCGACAGCGAGGCAGACTACGCGCTACTCGAGGAGCCAGTCGAGCCAGTGATCACGGTCACAAAGGACGGCGGGATGTGGCTGGTGTACGGAGACGACAACGCCGACCACAAGGACTTCGAGGTGCAATACTGGCCAAAGGTAATGTACGGCGGGGACGATATGTATCACGAGTTTGCCAAGGACTACGCGAGGGCGTGGGCCAAGGCTGTACGTGGAGTTTGGGAAGAGGTATAATTCAATTTCAACAACTAAGGAGCAATACAATGGGACGTTATATTCAGTCATACAACGATAGTGGTTTTTCGATGGACCAACTTCGCGGCATTGCGCCGTCGATCTTCGCCGAGACACCGGCCAACAAGGTCTCCGACCGGTACGGTTTCGTGCCGACCGTGGACGTCGTGGAGGAACTCAAAGGCCGCGGCCTGCGCCCGGTGTTCGCCGGACAGACGCTGTCTCGCGACGTCGACAACCGGCCGTTCGCGAAGCACCTGATCCGCTTCCGCCCGCAGTACGCGCCAACGATCGCCAACCAGTCACTGCCCGAGGTGGTACTGATGAACTCGCACGACGGATCGAGCGGGTTCAAATTGTGGATGGGGATCTTCCGCATGGTGTGCTGTAATGGCATCATCGTGTCGGACTCGGTCATGGGTCAGGTCTCGGTGCCGCACCGCACCAACGCCGCCGAGATTGTTGGCGATCGCTCGGTAGATTTTCTGAGCCGCGTCGATCACATCGAGGACCGCATTCAGCGATTCATGGACCGCGTGCTGACACCCCTCGAGCAGGGCCAGTTAGCAGAGACCGCGGCCCAACTCCGCTGGGGCAACGAGCGGCCGGCAGGCCTTGAGAACGGCCGCCTCTTGCAGGCACGCCGCTTCGAGGACGCAGGCAACTCGCTGTGGCTGACGCTGAACCGGATCCAGGAGAACATCATCCAGGGTGGGGTCTCGCTGAACCGTCCGCGCCGGCAGTCGAGCACTCGCGTGCTTCGGTCCGTGGGCGACAACGCCCGGATCAATGCTAAACTGTGGGAGGCCGCAGACAGGCTGGTGGCGGCTTAATTAACCGGGGGGCCTAAAAACCCCCCACGAAAACCCAAATAGATACCAACAACTTATAGGAGCAACAACATGGAAAATCTAGGAAACAAAATCGACGTTGCACGTTCGCGTGCACTGGCCGACCAACTCGAGGCATCGACTGGCTTCGTCACGGTCTCGTTCATCAAGGCCGACGGCACCCTGCGCAAGATGAACTGCCGCATGGGCGTGACCAAGCACCTGAAGGGTGGCAAGAGCACGCTAGACGCCGCCAAGTACGTCACGGTCTACGACATGGCCAAGGCGTCCTATCGCGCCGTTAACCGCGACACGATCGTCGACATCAAAGGCATCGAGGGCTGATCCGTGGAACTCGACGAGATTGTCATCTGCTTGGTAGCCGCCGCCACGATCGTGGTGGCGTCGTTCAATATTTTTTGGGAGTTTATAAAATGAAGGCAATCGGGTTATGTATCGCAACGATGGGGTTCCTGTTCACCGTTACCGGCGAGCACTGGGAGTACTATGCGGCGATCGCCGCAGGCCTAACGATCTACGCCGGAGCGTTCTATCTTGGCCGCCAATAACTCGAGCATCTCCAGTTACCTCGGCCAACTTTATGCCGTCCAGCCACTCCCACTAGAGGAAGAAGAGAGGCTGGCCGGCATGATCGCGGCCGGGGACAAAGCGGCACTCGAGAAACTTGTACGGCACAACCTACGTTTTGTCGTGTCGGTGGTCAAGGAGACACCGGCGTGGCACCATGGGGCTGTGCCGTTCGAGGACCTGCTGGCCATGGGTAACGAGGCCCTGTTAAAGGCGGCGAGTCGGTGGGTGCCAAAGAACGGGGCAAGGTTTGCCACGTACGCAAAACCGTTCATTATCAAGGGCGTTCGACGCGCTCTTGATAATGAGTGGAGTCTAATCAGAGTGCCCGTCAACATTGCGGAGGAAATACGCCGCATGAAGTACATGGAGCGGGCCCTGTCCCAAGAACTTGGCCGCGACGCGACCGACCACGAACTGGCGGACAAAATGCTCGTCCACGTATCCAAGATCGACGAACTGAGGTCGTGCATCACGCGCGAACCAACGTCGCTGGAGTCGTTTAACCAAGATAAATTCCAAGAGGAGTCCGAAGAGTGACCGAACAACGAAGAAACAACATTCTGTTCGGCATCGTGACACTTGCGCCGTTTGTCGCGTTTGCCGTGATCGAATTTGCCCCCTGGTGGGTATCGACGCCGTTCACCATACTTGCATTTCTGTGGTGGTTCGGCGCGCTGTTGCTGTTAAAACGAAGAGGAGAGTCGGGCGAATGAAAAAGGTACGAATAACTGAGATATACGACGACGAGGGCAACCTCAGCAGGCTAGAGGCCTCAGACGTCGACGGCGGGGCCCACGTACTAGACGGACACTGGGACCCGCTAGATAAGCAGACGTCCGACAATCGGGCGTCATTCCGGGCGTGGTTCAATAAAATGCTACGCCGAAAAGGGTACGAATCCATCAACTAAACTAGGAGTTTAAAAATGCCAACACGTCAAGAACTAATCTTAAAATTTATGGTAGCCATCGCTGGATCCTCCAGCACATGCGACCAATTCGAGCGCATGGATAGCAGTATGGTGGCGACGTCCATCTACCTGAGGGCGGCAAAACTTGCCGACGAGTACCTCTCGTTTTGCTAACTTGTCCGGACAGTTGTCAGGGGTTGCGGGGGTTGCGGGGGTCTAAACGTATTTATTTATTTTTAAATGAAAAATGAAAAATGAATAAATATCTGGATCAACCTCACATAGACCCCCGCAACCCCCGCAACCCCGGCAATATTCTAGTATTGACTTTAACTTCTGGCCGTAAGTCATTGATTGTTCGTAACGGTAAAATTTACCGGCATTGACGGCCTGTTTTTAACTGGGTTAGAATCGCCACGCACTGTTTATCAAGGGAAACAACATGCAAAAACCTAACGTTTTACCGGTGGTCTTCGAGGAGATACCGATGGCGCTCAAGATGGTGCCTCGGTGGGTCCTTTGGGACTACGTGGAGGTCGTCGACAACGACGGCAAGAAGTGGAAGAAGCTGCCCGTCCAGGCAGACGGGCGTGCGGCCAAATCAAACGACCCTCAGACGTGGACGGATTTTCTGTCCGCGCAGAATGAGTACCAGTCCGGCCGCTTCGATGGCGTAGGATTCGTTTTTGACGGCTCTGACGGGCTCGTCGGCATCGACTTGGACGACTGTATCGACCCGACCACCGGAGACTTCATACGGCCCGATTCTGAGGCCATAGCGACATCCGTCGGCGGGTACATGGAGGTGAGCCCGTCGGGGACCGGCGTGAAGATATTCACGAGGGCCGACCTTGGGTACGCCCACGTCGACCACGAGAAAGGCCTCGAGATCTATCCAAAGGGGCGCTACTTCACCGTTACTGGGCGCAAGGTCTCCGGAGACATTCCCACCGAACTTCAGGACCTAAGTGGGATTGTGCCCGAGCGGACCGTGAAGAGGTCCGGCGACGATTTTGCAGACTACCGGGCCCCGGTGGACGAGTACGACCTGGCCCGAGTCGAGACGGAACTTCTGCCGCACTTCGACCCGGAGTGCTCATATACCGACTGGATGACCGTCGGCATGGCGCTCCACCACCAGTTTAACGGCGACGTCGAGGCGCTCGAGCTATGGGACCGCTGGTCCGATAACGACGGCAAGTGCGGCTCGTACAGCCCGGGACTATGTGACCGCAAGTGGGACACGTTTACAAAGACCGGCGGGGCCACCCTGCGCTCGTTGATTTACAAGGTCAACTTGGCAAAAAAGCAAGAGGCGCTGGAGCGCGGCGAGATTGTTCTCGGACCGGCGCCGATGGAACACGCGCGGCAGTTTCTTGACGCACTGCACACGAGCGAGGAGGGTGTAAAGCTTGTGCACTACGCGGAGGATTGGTACGTCCACAAGACGACGCACTACGAGCAGATCGAGGAGGCGACCATTCGCGCCAGCCTCTATCAGTTTCTCGACCGTTGTCAAAAGGCGGACCGCCGCGGGAACCTGACCCCGTTCGCTCCGACGCCGGCCAGCGTATCGGCCGCGCTCGATGCGACGAAGGCAATCACGCACTTACGCAACGCTCCGAATACAAAACCTCCCGTGTGGTTGGAGAATTATCAAAATGGCAGGCCCGAGGCGGCCAAGCTGATCAGTGTCGAGAATGGTCTCTTTCACCTGGAAGAGTCGGTGTTGATTCCGCACTCGCTCGGTTTCTTCACGCAGAACAGCCTGCCGTTTTCTTACGACCCGACCGCGACATCGCCAACATGGGACACGTTTCTGCATCAAGTGTGGGGTGAGGATCAGGAGTCGATCGATAGCCTGCAGGAAATGTTCGGCTACATTTTGTCGGGCGACACACGCCAGCAGAAATTCTTTAACCTGATTGGACCTCGCCGCTCCGGTAAAGGCACGATCAACAAGGTGCTCGTGGCCCTGCTTGGGCAACACAACACGGTTGCACCGGAACTGGGAGAGCTTTGTGACACGTTCGGACTACAGCCATGGCTTGGCAAATTACTTGCATCGTTTACGGACGCGCGTGCGCCGGAGAGGAATCGCAACGCTGTTGTTTCTCAGCTTCTGCGTATTGTTGGTGGTGATACCGTAACCGTAAACCGTAAGAACAAGGAGTCGTGGAACGGATACCTGCCAACGCGCATCGTGATTTATTCTAACGAGGTGATGCAGTTAACCGAGAACTCGAACGCGCTGACCGGCCGCATGGTGGTGCTCCGCATGACTAAATCGTTTTATGGCAAGGAAGACACCGATCTGTCGACCAAGCTGATGAAGGAGCTATCAGGCATTTTTAACTGGGCCATGGTGGGCGAGCACAGACGCATGGAACGAGGCGGACACTTCCTGCAACCGAAGAGTGGACTAGAACTTCTCGAGGTTATGGAAGAGCTGTCTAACCCGCTCAAGGTGTTCATCGAAGACGTGTTGGTTGCGGATACAAACGGCGAGGTTGGCAAGGACGAACTTTTTGCAGTGTTCAAACACTGGGCACACAAGAAGAGCATCAACCCCGGGACCGACCTTACGTTTAAGCGCCGGTTTATGGCGGCGACGCAAGACAAGAGCATCGAGAGCGCGGTGACACGCGTCAACGGTGAGCGCCACAATGTGTACCGCGGCGTTCGGTTTACCGACAAAGCCCAAAACTATGTCAACAGTCTGGGTGATTTTACGGAGGACGTATTTTGATTCACGGCATAGGCACGGACATATTGCAGATCAAACGAATTGCAGACATGTCAAATAAAATGGGCTGGACATTTGCGCACCAGGTTTTAGGTTCGCGCGAGCTACCGGTGTACGCCAACTTAATTGACAGCAAAAACCTTGCAGTCAATTATCTGGCGCGCAGGTTCGCGGCAAAGGAGGCATTCGTTAAGGCCTCCGGAATCGACAACCTGGACATGCGACAGGTGGAAGTACTGAACCACGAGAATGGCGCGCCTTACTTGGCACTGTCGGGCAAGCCATCGTTACAGATGGGCTCGACAGATTGGGCGCACCACGTAACCATATCCGACAGCGACGACTACGTCACCGCCGTCGTAATTTGTGAGAGGAAAGTATGAAAGACATGGTAAACCATCCGCCGCATTACAAGGCAGGCGGGATTGAAACGATCGACTTTATTGAGGCCAAAGAACTTGGTTATCACCTTGGAAATGCTGTAAAGTACATCTCTCGGGCCGGCATAAAGACGGAGTGCCCGGTGGAAGATTTAAAAAAGGCAGTCTGGTACATCAACCGATACATTTACTTAATGGAGAAGTAAGATGAAAATGCACCCATCAGGTATGACTCAAGAGCGCTGGGACTGGCCGTTTAAAACAGCCGAGGAGCGCAAGCTCGTTGTTAAGTACTTCAGGAAACAGGGCAAGATAGACCCGATCCAAGAATACGGGGAGGCGCCGCTATGAGCATCGTGGGACGAATCGGGAAGTGGACATCAAGGGCCGCGATCGAGGAGTCGCTTCAGCACGTTGGCGACGAGGACCCGGTCATCATTGTCAGCATCAGCAGATCCGACAAGCAGATGCGCTACTGGACCGCGAACAGCACCA